ACTGACGACCGACCTTCGTGAAATTAAGCATATTAGTCTCTCTTGCGGGAAACACTACGCTTAGGACGGAACTGGGGCCCACGTGATCTTGAACGAGAACGGTCAGGGGCTTGAGGTTCCTTTGGTGGCATGGGGGTCACTGCCTTTTGAGCTTGGGCCTTCTTCTTCGGTTTTGCTTTCTCGGGAGGCGCATGCTCAAGGTAGGCACTAGCACCCTTGGCTAAGGCCTGGCCAATAAGGCCAGCGCCAGGGACTCCAAGGGAACCAAGGCCGGTTCCAACGGTTGGGGCATATTTAGAAACTGCCGCAGCGACTTTACGGAACCAGGTACCCATGTCATTTTCACGGACTGGGACACCATAAGGAAGATCGTTAAACACTTTGGTGAGCAACTCCAGGGCAGCTGGGTCATAGTTGTTTGCTCTTTGTGCTAACGCTTGCTCGGTTCGAGAACCAAAGTCAGGGATCTTTTCAAGGATTCCCCTGACCTGCAAGTTTATCTTCGTTTCCTTTGGCAAACCGGTGTAGTAGGTGAAACCGGAATGATAGCCAGAGGGGCGAATAGGGGGATTACACCAGGTGAAATGGTTGTATACTACCCCACTAATGGTGACAGAGCGCGGAAAAAGTAGTGAACCAGTGTGGACACAGACTTCATCTGAGGCTGGATAATCACCACCTTGTGGATTGGGCCAATGTTGAGCCCAAATCGCATTGCCATTTTGTGCCGGTTTGAGGTCATTGAATTCCTTCGTTGGTCTCATAACACAATAGGAACCTTCCTTTGCTTCATACTGGACGGTTCCCTCCATAGCTTTCGCCATGGCGGCATTGGATGGGGGGGCATTATAGAGAATTGAATGCGCCCTTTGCTCAACATAGCTGCTTGCTCCAGGTAGGCCATAATGTCTAACCTGCTGTTCAATGTTTTCTGGGGCTTGGGGAACCATTCCAACCATAACGGAACCTCCCTTGTACAATTCGGCGGTATTGTTGCGAGTCTCAAAGCCTAAGCTAATAAGACGGGCAACACCGTTGTCAAGGTAGGGATTGAAATTCAAACCTCCAAAGCAATCGGCAGCTGGGGCAATCCATGATGGATTTTGAGGAAAGACATCTCTCCCAGTGGGTACTGCTATCCAACTAACAGGTTCAATTGGATAAAAGTTGTGACCAGCACCCTCGGGATACCTATAGATGGTGGTTTCAGCAGCGAACTCGATATCCTCAACCAGAGGAAGATAAGTTTCATTGGCATTGCCAGTAAACTTATTTGGAACCAAAGATCCTGAGTGCCAGACAAGCAAATCCCAAGTTTGAACACCGGAGTCAATTAATGACTGGGGCATACCAATGTTCTGTTCGAGGCTAATGCAAAGAGGTAGGACTGAGCCAACCCCTGCATCAACACTTGGTGTGACTTGCATAGCATAGTCTGGAAACGGGTTTGTCGCATTTTGTAGGTATGTGCGACCCCTCTCAGTGATCGATGCTTGATCGAGTAACGCTTCAATTTTGCGGTTCCATGCTCCATCGGTGGACATTGGATCTCCTTTAAATTGGCCCCTATTGGGTTTAAGCACCAAATTATTGAAACCCTGAGCTCGAAATGGTTCTAACTTCTTTTTGGGAAAGACATACCGTGCACGGATTGTTTCGACAGGTAGAACCCATGAGCTAAAATCCTCGATGGTGACATAGTGCTTGTGTTTAATGAGCCAGGATGTTAACCGTTCAACTATAAGGTCATCCCAAATGCAAATGTCTCGTAATGAGACAATTCTCTGGAATTTTAAGTAGTTGGACTCTCCTGCTCCTTCAACGATATGGCAAATCATCTTCTCTTGGTCCATTAATGGCACAGCCACTTTTGTTCCTCCTGCGAAACGCATAAGGAAACCGGCGGACAGAAAAGACAATTCTTCTACATTCTTGATCCCATCATGAACAATGGTGGAACCAAACGCCTGCCATAGGACAGGGGCGATATCATCAGGAGTGAAAACAACATTCGCAAAATCAGCACTGGTTGTATTATCGTCTCCATACACAACAAACTTAACAGACTTCTTAAAGTCGGCTAAAGAAGACTTGGGGTTTAACACCATAAAAGCATAGATCATTTGTATCATATCTGCAATGCAGTTGTCTGGTGTTGTGCCACTGGAGCCGGTGGGGTTTCCACCGCATTTCTTAACCACATATCCATCAACTAGGATGTATGTGTTCTCCAGTTCCTCATAGATTGCATCAAACAGGGGTAAGCTGTC